TCAAGCGGAGATACTTCAATCCCTGTTGATTTAGAATTAATTTTGTCACACGTTCAATATTTATAATTTATTTACTATATTTGTAGAAAAATACAAATATGAAAACAGAAATTGAATTAGAAACTGAATTAGAAAAATTAAAAAAAACTCATAAAGTAGTAAGAACTTTAGAAGTATTTTTAGATACTGATACTGAAGAAACTGCTACTTTATTTTTAAAGAAACCAGATAAAACAACACGTTCTTTAGTTAGTAAATTAGTCAATCAAGATAAATTTAGTAATGCAGTTGTAGCTTGTTTAAATGCTCTTTACATTGGTGGAGATGAATTAAAATTAGTTACTGAAAATGATGATGCTGTTGAAAGTGCTGGAATGGGAGTTGTTGATTTGTTAACTGTTCAAAAGGCAATTTTAAAAAAAAATTAGATTATTATAAAAAGCAAATAGAAACGGATGAGATAGCAAAAAACAATGCACTTATCCGTTTTTTTTATAGAGAAAATCCCGAAAGTTTATCAGATAGCCAGTGGGCTAAAAGAGTAGCAGAAATGGATTATTGTTTAAAATATCAAGGCACTAGAGTAGATAAAATAGATGGCTAACAATTTAGAATATACACTAAGACTAAAAGATTTATTTAGTAAAACAATGCAGGGTGCTTCTAATCAAGTAAAAGGATTAGATGGTAAAATGAGTGCTTTGAAAAAAGGTATAAGTGGAGTTGGTACTATGATAGCAGGAGCGTTTGCCGTTGGTGCTGTTGTATCATTTGGTAAAGCTGTTTTTGCTTCATTAGATAATTTTCAAAAATTTCATGCTAGTATAAAAACAATGCTTCATGGTAACGAATATGCTGCAAAGGCTTTAGAAAGTCAATTAATTACATTAGCCAAAACAACGCCATTTCAATTAACAGAAGTTCAAGATGCTAGTAAGCAATTATTAGCTTATGGATTTAAAGCAGGGGATGTTGTAGATACCATGCGTACATTAGGAGATGTAAGTAGTGGTATTGGTGCGCCATTAGGTGATATTGCTTATTTATACGGTACATTAAAAACTAGTGGACGTGTAACATTAATGGATTTAAAACAGTTTGCTGGTCGTGGTATTCCTATTTATGAAGTATTAGCTAAACGATTAAACACTACTGCTGAAAATATCAATAAAATGGTATCTAATGGTAAAATTGGATTTAAAGATATTGAAGGAGCATTTAAAGATATGACTAAAGAAGGTGGTCAATTCTTTAATTTAATGGCTGATCAATCTAAAACAGTTGGAGGTCAATTGTCAAATATGGAGGATAGTTGGGAGCAATTAAAAGTTAATATTGGTAAATCACAAACTGGTATAATTGCTAGTACTGTAAATATGGTTGATTCGTTTGTTTCATCATTAACAGATATGATGGTTGCCGCAAACGGATTAGATGAAGCGTTAAATAAAACAAATGTAAGTAGTGCAAGTTGGATGTCTAAAGCGCTTGGAAGATTAGGTTATCAAACACAGGGTAGAAAACAAGAGGGCGAAGCGTTTGCTTATCAGCAAATGGTTAGTGAATCTAAAACACTTAAAGACGTACAACTTAACTTAAAAGTATTAGAAGTATTAAAAAAAGAAAATGAAGATAGATTAGAACTAGCTAAATCGTCAAATGATATAGATAAGAGATTAAGAGGTATTTCAGATTATAATGTAAGTATGAGTTTAATTCTTGAAGCATCAAAACAATTAGGTGGAATTGCACAATTACTAAATCCAAAGAAAGATATTCCTGTAACTGAAGCTGGAGGTGTTGACGATGGTAAAGGTGTTAAATCATTAGGAACAGGAACTGAAGTAACTGGAAAACGACCTCAAGCAATAAATATAAATATAAATGAATTGGTTCACGAATTAAACATTCAAACAAATAATATGATTGAGGGAGCTGGTCGAATGAAAGAATTAGTTAGCAAGGCATTATTAGAAGCGGTAAACGATATTAATTTAATTGCAATGGCATAATGAACAATAATTTTAAACCAAACGTAAAAGGACAAGCGGAATTAATATTAAAAAGCGCTGGAGGTGCTGCTGCAAAAACAGCTATTCATGCTGCATTTGTTAATTATACAGAGATTGCAAAAGAACAATTTATAGAAGATTTATCTATATCTAAAAAATTTGGTTTACCAACATTTGATACATTTTCTTTTAATGCTAATCAAGTAAATAAATTAACATACACTACATCTAAAGATTTTGGGAATATCCCATTAACTGTATCTACTCCATTTACTTTTGATACAGCTTTATTAGAGGTTAATCAAACAAAGAATATAGTTAATACATCTATTGCTGGTCAAAATGGAACCGTTAAAGAGTATATGAGTGAGGGCGATTATATTGTTAATCTAAAAGGTGTTATTGTTGGAGATGTTGCTAATCAAAGACCTGACATTGTAAAATTAAATTCATTAATAGCATATTTAAAAGCGCCATTATCTATACCAATCTCTTGTCGTTTTTTAGAAGAATTAAAAATTTCAAGCGTAGTAATTGAAAGTTATAAATTTGGTCAAAGGGAGGGCGCTAGAAACATAATAGACATTGAAATTAATATGATTTCAGATAGTACTATCGAATTAAGTGTAAGTGCTGAACAAAAAGATATATTCTCAAAAAGAGTTCCATACGTTCAAAAATCAATGTTTTAATGCTACAATGTCAATGTAACATATCAATTACTTCAAAAGGTACTAATAGAAAAGTTAGTTTTAATTTTGTACATTCTATTGAAATAGAAAGTAGTTATGAAAATTTAACCGATACTTGCAAAATTACACTACCTAGAAAATTAACATTTGAAGGTAAAAAATTATTTGAAGGTAATGATCCTATATTTAAACGTGGTGATAATATTGAAGTGCAAATAGGTTATGTTCCAAATATAACAACTGTATTTGTAGGTTATATTAAGAATGTAGGCACAAATGTACCAACGGTATTAGAGTGCGAAGATGAAATGTATTTGCTTAAACAATGGACTGTTAACTATCCTAAAAAAATAGATTTAATAAATAAAAGTAAAAAAGGTAAATTATTAATACATCCTAAAGAAGTTCCATTTACAGTAAAATTAAAGGAATTATTAGATTATTGTTTAAGCGACCACGATATTGAGTTTGATGTAATTGATAATATTGATTTAGGTCAAAGAAGATTTGTTAATATGACTCCTGCTGGTGTTTTAGATAAACTTAAATCTGAATATGGTTTGTATTCTTATTTTATAGATAAGATAAATAAAACAACTGGAAAAAAAGTAATTGATGCTAAAACAAATAAACCAGTTAGAGTATTACACGTTGGTTTTGCAAACGATGCTTCAATCACACACGAAGCTAGTTTTAAAATGGAGGAGGTTATTATTAATAGTGATACTCTAGAATGGTCAAGAGCTGAAGATGTAAGAATACAATGTTCTGCAATTTCGATGTTTCCTGACAATACTAAAAGTGATCCTATTATTGTTGGCGATCCCGATGGTAACCAAATTACTATCCATAAATATAATATGAATGCTTCAGCTTTAAAATTTGCAGCTGAAGAATGGATTAAGGAAAACAAATACACTGGTTATAGAGGGGACGTTGAAACATTTGGGGAGCCAGTAATGAATCATGGAGATAGAGTTAAATTAACAAGTGTAAAATTGCCTGAAAGAGATGGTACATTTTTGATTAAGAAAGTTAAAAGAGTTTATAGTGTTGATGCTGGCAATCATCAAATATTCACATTAGGAGCAAAAGTAGGATAATGAGTAAAGATTTAAGAGATGCGTTAAGGAGTTTAGTTAAGCCAAATAACGATGGTTTTGCTAAAGTTTGCACAGTTGATAGTGTTGATTTAACAACTTTAACATGTTATTGCGTGCCTTTAAATGATGATGCTGATATTATTAACGTTCGTTTAATGGCAAATATTGACAATGGATTTTTATTGATTCCCGAAGTTGATAGTATAGTTGTTGTGTCATTTTTGAGTGATAGTTCGGCTTATGTGTCTTTAGTTAGCAAAGTTAGCGAAGTGCATTTAAACGGTAAAAACTTTGATGGTTTAGTAAAAGTTCAAGAGTTGACCGATAAATTAAACGCTTTAGAAAATAAGGTAAATGATTTAATAACTGCTTGCAGTAGTCAAATAGTTACATTAGCACCTACCGGAACGTTTCCTTTGGCTTCGTTTTTTACATCGGTAACTCCATTAGTTCCAACACAAAAATTAGAAATAGAAAACATAACAATATTACAAGGAGATGGCAGTTAAAGATATAACATTAGATGGTAATTTTGATTTGATTATTGAAAATGGAGATTTTAAAATCTCTGATTCTGATATGCAGCACATTCAATTAATCTGTATAACCGATTTAGGGCATTGGAAAGAATCACCCTTATTAGGAGTTGGAATTGAAAAATACATTGCATCAAGCGGTCAAACAGATGCTTTAAAGCGTAGTATTAATGTACAATTAGCATCAGATGGTTATAAGGTAAATGATATATTAGTACAAGGCACAAACGAAAATTTTACATATTCAATAGATGCAGAAAGAAGTTAAGGTTTTAAAGGGTCAAACAATTTTTGATATAGCATTATTTTGCTATAACGATGCTTCTTTAGTCTATAATTTAATATCAGAAAATACTAATATTACGGATATAAATATGGATTTAACAGGATTAAATTTGTTTTATACTCCTATTGAAACCGTTAAATACGAAGCTAAACAAAACACTCAAATATTAAATAAAGTAGTAACAATAAAAAAAGAACAAAGCCTATTTGACTTATCTTTGCAGTATTACGGTGATGTTGAAAGTGTTTATAATTTAATACAAAGTAATAGTTATTTGGATAGTATTTTAACTGATAATTTTAATGCAAATGTGTTAAATTATACAAGTGAAGTAAACTATGTAAATAGCTATTTTAGTAAAAACTTAATAGATATTGCAACAAAACCAAATGTTATAAATAATTACTTGCTACAAGAAGATGGTAGTTATTTATTACAAGAAAATGGATTTAAAATTATACTATAATGCCAGATAAAAAAATAAGTGATTTAACAAGTGCCGGAGCATTAAGTGGTAGTGAAGTATTACCAATAGTTCAAAGTGGCACAACTGTTAAAACTCTTTTAAGTACATTAAGTACCTTTGTTTCTACTGATGTTAATACAAATGCTATTGATAAAGTAACTGTTAAATTATCTCAAGCAATAAATAAAGGTCAGGCGGTTTATGTTTCAAGTGCAAGTGGAACTAATATAATCGTTTCTAAGGCATCAAATACAAGTGAAGCTACAAGTAGTAAAACTATTGGTTTATTAGAAACAACTGGAGCAACTAATGCTATTGTAAATGTAATTACTGATGGTTTATTAGCTGGCTTAAATACTAATAGTGCAACTATTGGAGATCCAGTTTGGTTAGGAGTTAATGGAGATTTGATTTATGGTTTAATTAACAAACCTTATGCGCCTGCTCATTTAGTTTATATTGGTGTTGTTACTAGAGTAAGTGCAACAGTAGGAGAAATATTGGTTAAAGTTCAAAATGGTTTTGAATTAGATGAATTACACGATGTCGATTTAATTAGTAATGCGCCTCAAAACAACGATGTTTTAACTTACGAAAGTAGTTCGAGTTTATGGAAAAATAAACAAATAGATAATATATTTACATTTCAATTTGAAACAGGTGTATTAAATAGCCCAGCGGATGCAACAACTTACTACTTTTCAGATGTAAGGCTAGCTCCAAATTTAAATGCAACTAATTTTAATTATAACTTAGGCTTTGCTTATACGATAATTGGCGCCAGAATAAGTATTGGTAATAATGTCGTTAGCGGCACAACTGAATTAGCAACTTTACAAATTAGAAATATAACACAAGGCACAACTTCTAGTTTAGGTACATTTAGAACAGATACTACAAGTGTTTCAATTAAAGGCACTACATTTACAGGTGCAAGCATATCCGTTGCTGCTAGTGATGATATTGTTGCTCAAATTGACTTTCCAACGTATGCTACTAATCCAACACAAATCATAATTTTTTTAACTTTAATTTGTAAAAAATAATGAAAACATACGAGATTAAATATGAACCAGTTACTATTGATGGTAAAGTTATTGATAAATATAATATTTATTATTATATAGATAATGTTTTAGAAAATAAAGAATTTTACGGATATAATTTAGAATTACCGTTATTTACAATAAGAGAAAATTATAATTTAAAAACAAAATAAAATGGCACAAGAATTAGAAAAAATAGCAGGTAATAATGGTTCTAAATTAATTACAGGAACTTCTGCAAATACAATTAATCATACAGCTTTATATGTTCGTGAAGATACTGTTATAAGTGTTTTAACTGGAGTAAATGATTTAGGAGCTGCAACTGATTATAACGTTTCTTTAGGATTAAGTGGAGCTACTTTAAAGGCTGGTGATTATTATTGTGTACCTATGAATAATAAACTAACAGCTTTAACTTTAACAAGTGGCTCTGTAATACTTTACTAATATGATACTAGGCAAAGCAATAAGTCCTTTTGCGTTAAGGAAAATAAGCGGCGGCGGAGGTGGCGGTGGAACTGATCCCGATGC